ATCCTTGAGGGTGTTCGTTTCTATGTTTCATTTGCCTGCTCATGGGCATTTGCTGAAGTAAAGAAGATGGAAGGCAATGCCAAAATCATCAAGTTTATTGCACGTGACGAAAACCTCCACCTTGCTGGAACACAGCAGTTACTCAAGGCGCTACAGAAAGAAGATGAAGACTTCGCACGAATCGCAGAAGAAACAAAATTTGAATGTGTCAAGCTATTTACCGATGCTGTTGAGCAGGAAAAAACGTGGGCTCATTATCTATTCAAAGATGGATCGATGGTTGGTCTCAATGAAGCGTTGCTTTCCGACTATATAGAGTGGATTGCTAATAAGCGTATGACTGCTATTGGTTTGCCTACACCTTATAAGGGCGGATCAAACCCACTACCATGGACACAAAAGTGGATTAGTGGTTCAGAAGTTCAGGTAGCTCCACAGGAAACTGAAATTACCAGTTATGTAAATGGCGGCGTGAAAAAAGATGTTAACTCAGATACTTTTAAAGGATTTTCTCTATGATAAGTGATGATTATAAGAAGGGCTGGTATGATGGCTACCATGCTAAAAATGAGATCAAGTTTTATCCAGCTAATACAACATCAACGTTGAACCGCGATGTTTATAACATTCCAGCAACAACTATTACAGGTAATACTGTACAGAAGAAATGCTCTGTTTGTGGTATGGAGTTTACTAATCCAGATGGTTCATTAAAGACTTTGGGTTATGTTTGTGGAAACGACAAGTGCCCGTCTAAGATTACTTGGACACATCCCGGAGTAACTTTGGGAATGTTTGAAACGGTCAGTTATACACCTGATATGTCAATTACATATAAAGGAACAACAGCATGATCACATGTCAAGAATGCGGAGCTGAATTTCAGGTTACTCATGAAGAAATGAGTGAACCTGAGTTTTGTCCTTTCTGCAGCCACAAGTTACTTTATAGCGATCTTGAGACCAATGAAGATTGGGAAGACTCGGACGATGGTTGCTAACCAGCTAAATACCAGAAACAATGGAGTTCTGGTATGTGGTTATATAATGATTTGCCGTACGAAGAGATCGGTGAATATGTTGGATACGTTTATATAATTACCAATCTTTTATCCAATAGAAAATATATTGGTAAAAAGAATTTTTACTTCTCGAAATCTAAGATCGTCAAGGGTAAGAAAAAACGATTTAAAGTCGAGTCGGATTGGAAAACGTATTACGGCTCTAACAAAGAGCTGGTCGAAGATGTCGAGAAGTTAGGACCGGACATGTTTCGGAGAGAGATTCTTGCTCTTTGTAAATCCAAGGGCGAATTTGCCTATCTGGAAGCGAAATATCAGTTCGATAACAACGTTCTTACCAGCGACGACTATTATAATGGGTGGATCATGTGTCGTGTGCACAAAAAACACTTGACTTCCCTTAAAAAGTAGGGTATAATTGTAACTGAGCCCACGTAGGCCAACTGGTTAGAGTCAACGGACTTAAAATCCGTAAAGTGTCGGTTCGAATCCGACCGTGGGCACCAAATTAAAGGAACTAGATTATGGAAGAAGTGACACGTAAACTTGCCTCCGTTCGTCGTATCGAAGCGATCGCCCCTATCGAGGGTGCAGATAATATCGTCTGTGCAACTGTCGATGGTCGGAAGGTCGTAACACAGAAGAGCAATAACTTTGCTGCTGGTGACCTCGTCGTGTACTTTGAGATCGACAGTTTTCTTCCAGCTATCGAAAAGTTTGAGTTCCTTCGTAAGTCTTCACTAAAGGTTATGGATAATGTCGAAGGTTTCCGCCTTCGTACTATCAAGCTTCGTGGACAGATCTCGCAAGGTCTTATTCTGCCCATGTCTGAGTTTTTTAGACATGATGAAAAAGGTTGGTATCGAATCGTCTGCTATTGTTATCCTGAATACACGAATGTTTATGATATTGTCGAAGGTTTTGATCTAACTGTGCCTTTGGGCATCGATAAGTGGGAAGCTCCTCTGCATCCTTCGTTGGCTGGTAAGGCTCGTGGTAACTTTCAAGGTTATTAATAATAAGTTTCTACTGAAGGAGAAAGACTAATGGCACACCCTCATAAGAATCGCCCACGTAAGGGTCGTCGTAAGCTTGGTTCAAAGAAGCGAAAGCAGAGAAACAAGCGTAAGAAGTAAAAGTGAGATCATAAAATGAAGCCGTTCGATCTAGAAGAAGTTAAGGCATTTATCCGCAAAACATCAGATACCACTGCTATTTACATTGGTGCGGACTCTGAACGTTATCGTCGTGATGATGTATGGTATGCCGATTACACTGTTGCTATCGTAATTCATATTGATAGCTCCCGTGGATGTAAAGTTTTCGGTGAAGTATCTTCTGAGCGTGATTATGATAAGCGTCATGATCGTCCGGCCACTCGCCTTATGAATGAAGTATATCGTGCTGCCCAGATGTATCTTGATCTGATTGATGATATTGGTGATCGACATTGTGAAGTACATCTTGACATCAATCCTGATGAAATGCATGGGTCATCGTGTGTTATTCAGCAAGCTACCGGATATATCCGTGGCATGTGTGGATTTCAACCAAAAGTAAAACCTGAAGCGTTCTCAGCTTCATACGCTGCAGATCGCCTAAAGGAGATTTTGGCTGCATAACTAAATGCGCTGGTAGCTCAATGGTCAGAGCCGTTCGCTCATAACGGATTGGTTGGGGGTTCAAGTCCCTCCCGGCGCACCAAACAAAAGGAGCTTTCTCTTGAAAAGAAATGCTATTATTATATGCATCGGCCTGTTTCTGGCCGGATGCCAAACAACTAGTTCACGAGAACTAAATACTACTACCGTTGCCTCCTGGTATTCTTCTGGAAAGAAAACTGCCAGTGGACAGCGTTTCGATCCGAATGGTCATACTGTTGCACATAGAACCCTGCCATTCGGAACTAAACTCAAGCTGACCAACCCTGATAATGGAAGGTCCATATTTGCTACGGTCAACGACAGAGGCCCATTCATTAGAGGGGTCGGGTTAGATGTTGCAAGAGGCGGTGCTCAATCCCTTGGATTCATTAGCAAGGGTAAAACCAAGCTCGTAATGCAAGTGATGGAGTAATATATTTTCCTTTTCGTAGCAAGAAATAAAAAGGAAAAGTTAATGAATAAGCTTATAATTTTGCTAGTAGCAATACTAGTTAGTTTAAGCTTCGTAAATAATGCCGAAGCTAGACCAAAACATAAGAGACATCATTATCATAAAACGTATACGCATAAAAAAGTGATTCCGGTTACACAACCGACATATTATGGTAGTGAAAACGATTCCGCTGCGAGTTTCTTTGCTAACGACAAGGCAAGAACACAAAATGGTTTCGCGAATATAGGCGACGCGATATTTGGTCGCCATAATGCTTCTGTGATTGGATATAATAATGATTTAATCAACTCAGCGTCTAAATTTATGGGCAAAACATCATTTGAATTAGGTTTACCTCGTAAACTTTGGTGTGCTGATTTCATGAATATGTTAGTTGGTGGTGAAGATCGCAGAGCAGTGTCATTTACCCATAGAGGTAAACCTGCACCATATGGATGCACTAACTGTGTCGCTGTCACAACTCGAAAAGGTGGTAGCCACGTTGGTGTTGTGTCAGGATATGACGTTAAAGGAAATCCAATCATAATTTCCGGTAATCATAATCGGAAAGTTGGGGTTGGTGTCTATGCAAAACGTAAAGTTATTGCGTATAGATACCTATAAGTAAAAGGGTGGGAAGAAATTCCCACCCACATTTAATGGAGCATAATATGTCGGAAATTGATTTGAAAGATATAAAACTTAGTTGGTATAATCAAATTATAGAGCACATAAAAATAACTCTCGACCATAAAATAATGAGTAATGCGGATAAAGTAGAATCTATCCGATGGCTAGTGAGACAATTAGATAGCGAGAATAAAGATGATAGATAAAGAAGAAAAGATCTCTTCGATTCCTAATATCGAAGACCATCATTACCTTATGTTCAATAAAGAATTTGAACCTAGTTCATGTGGCGATGCAATGGAATTTATTCTTGCACGTAACCTTATGCGTAAAGATCGTCCCAAGATGATTAAAATGATTATCAATTCTCATGGTGGAGAAGTTGGTTCTGCATTTGCTCTCATCGATACGATGAAAGGTTCAAAAATTCCCGTCTATACTTATGGACTTGGTGAAATCGCTAGCTGTGGCTTCATGACTTTTATTGCCGGTGAGAAAGGACATCGTTATTTGACACGTAATACCTCTATCCTTTCACATCAGTTCAGTTGGGGTAGCTGGGGTAAAGAGCATGAGCTTCATGCTCGTGTTAAAGAATATCAAAATACGCAGGTTCGTATGGTTGATCATTATAAGAAGTGCACTGGTCTTGATGAAAAAGAAATTCGCAAGTACCTTCTTCCTGCCGAAGATGTTTGGCTAACGGCCAAAGAAGCTGTTAAGTATGGGATCGCTGATCATATAGTTGATTTTTATTGATGAATATATACTGGAAAATGTACGAATGGGCATCAACGGCTGTCCTGATATTTGGCGTTATTCTTACCTCAATTAATTTATACCCAGAAAATATTTTTGTTAGCATGCTTGGTAATTTTATGTGGGTGGCTCTTGGTATTGCATGGAAAAAATGGTCGTTGATAACGATTCAAATCGTCGTTACGATAATATACTTTTTCGGCTTATATAAATATTTTTACAGTTGACTTTTGTTGTCGCGTATAGTATAATATGTGAGTGAGATGGAGATATCTATGAAAAGCGAACTTGAACTTCTTATTGAATACGATATGTATGAATGTGGTTTTGATGCTTCTGACGCTGCGAGTGTCGAAGCTTATTGGGAGATGATGTTGTCATGATGGTAGAACTTTACACAAAGCCCGATTGCCCTTATTGTTCACGGGCAAAAACTTTTCTTCGAGATCAGCAAATTTCTTTTACAGAATATAAGCTGAATGAAGATTTTACTCGGGAAATCCTTTCTGAGAAATTTCCTGAGGCCAAAGCTTTCCCTGTCGTTGTTATGGACGGGTTCCGCATCGGTGGATATACTGAATTGCGCCAGAAGATTTTCGAAGAAACTGCAGACACCCGTAAACTTTTGAACGAAGGATCTTTTTAATATGTATAGCCATGAACTTATTGTCCGTGATTTGCGCACATGCGTTGCCGAAGTCACCTTTACTAAGGTAAACGGCGAAACACGTGTTATGCGATGTACACTTAAGCCAGAATTTCTTCCGGCTAAATATCTTGAAGAAGAAGCAGAAGAAAGAAAGTTTCATGAAACGAACAAAGAAACTGTTCGGGCATGGGATGTCCAGGCTAATGGATGGCGTTCTTTCCGTGTTGAATCTGTTTCTTATTTCCAAGTTATTGATGCTTACTGATAAGCAAATGTTTTTTAATAAAAAAGGAAGGTGATATGGCATACTGGGGATACCATTTGATTTTGGATTGCGGGGATCTTGATCCATTTGCGATTGATGATCATACTACGATCTATAATTTTACAAAGCAGCTCGTCAAAGATATTGACATGGTTGCTTATGGTGAACCACAGATCGTACACTTTGGATCTGGTAACAAGGCAGGTTATACGCTTGTTCAACTTATTGAGACGTCTAATATCTGTGGACATTTCGTAACTGATGATCTCAACGGCGGTAATGCTTTATATCTGGATGTTTTCTCATGTAAAACATTCGACATTGATACTGTGATTGAACTTGTAAATGAATACTTCAAGCCTAGCACAGTTCGTACAACATATCTAACTCGACAGGCGTAATAATGAATGTTTTGTTAACTGGTGGTGCCGGATTTATCGGGCACCATATCATTGAACATATTTTAGATAATACCGGCTGGAATATTACCAGTCTTGATCGCCTTGATTTTTCAGGCAATCTTAATCGCATCCAAGAGATCATGAAAGATCGTAACGATAAACATCGTGTTCGTGTAATTCATCATGATCTTCGGGCAGCTATTTCTCCCCATCTTGCAGAAGTACTTGGTGACGTGAATATTATCCTTCACGTTGCCGCATCATCGCATGTGACACGCTCTATTAGTTTCCCTATGGAATTTGTTGAGAATAATGTGATTGGTACGGTTAATCTTTTAGAGTATGCTCGTACTCTAAGAAACTTAAATCGTTTTGTTTATTTTTCTACAGATGAAGTGTTTGGTCCTGCTGTTGATAAACATAAGTTTTTCGAATATGATCGTATGAATCCTACTAATCCATATTCAGCATCTAAAGCTGCTGGTGAACTTATGTGTGTCTCTTATCAAAACACATACAAACTGCCTATATACATTACACATACGATGAATGTATATGGTGAGCGTCAGAACCCTGAGAAGTTTATTCCAATGGTTCTTAAAAAGATAGTGAATAATAAAAAAATTACTATTCACTATGATGCAGAAACAGGCAAAATTGGCTCACGTTGTTACCTTCATGCCAAAGACGTTGCATCTGCATTGTTGTTTATTTTGAATTTACCAGAAATTACACCATATGATAATCTTGGGGGTAAGTGTCCTAAATTCAATATTGCAGCAGACAAACAATATGATAATCTTGAAATCCTTCAAATTATAACAATGGGTCTTGACACAGAAGTTCTTTATGGACTTGTTGATCCTAATATTGATCGTCCCGGCCATGATTTTAGTTATGCAATATCTGGGGATTACCTCCGTAAGTTAGGATGGTGTCCTTCAATGACTGTCGAAAAAAGACTTCCATTGGTCGCACAATGGTATATGAATAATCAAAATTGGTTAAGGTAAGGAAAATATATAATGCCTTTCGCAAAAGATAATCTCTCTGGCAAAGCAATGGGTGGTACTGAACTTATGAAGTACGCTCTCGAAAAGAGGCTTGACCCCGCCCTTCTTGATAACTTTCAAATTTTTGTTTCTCGTGTTCATGAAGAACTTTCTGAAGAACATGTACGAGTTCTGTGGCTTCAGGATCTCGCTGGTGACCCAGAGTCTGAACACCTAGCCAATGGTGGTTGGACAAAGTTTCACAAGCTTGTATTCTCTTCACAGTGGCAAATGCGTGGATACCTTGAACGATATAATATCCCGTGGTCGAAGTGTATCGTTCTTCCTAATTGTATCGAGCCGATTGACTTCACTATGGAAGATAAGAATCGTGATGTAATCAAGCTTATCTATCATACAACTCCCCATCGTGGTTTACAAATTCTCGTTCCTGTATTTCAGAAACTTCAGGAAACTTATGGGGATAAAATCGAACTTGATGTATATTCATCGTTCAAGGTTTATGGATGGGATCAACGAGACGAACCATTCCAGCAGCTCTTTGATGTTTGTAAAAATACTCCGGGTATCAACTATTATGGATCAGTTTCAAACGAAGAAATTCATAATGTTTTGAAGAAGTCGCATATCTATTCTTATCCTAATATTTGGACAGAGACTAGCTGTATTTCTCTGATGGAAGCTATGAGCGCTGGTCTTATCTGTGTGCATCCTAATTATGGTGCTCTACCCGAGACTTCTGCTAATTGGACTCATATGTATCAGTGGAATGAGAATATGAGCGAGCATGCCAATATTTTTTACACAGTTCTTCGTAATGCTATTGAAGACTTGGTTAATTCGTCTGATGATGAATACAATAAGAAGATTATGATTCAGAAAGCATATGTTGATGTGTTCTATAACTGGGCTTCTCGTATCCATCAGTGGGAAGCATTGCTTGGCTCTCTTAAAGATCTTCCCCGTTCATTGCCCAAACCCCAGTTCGTTTATAGAACCACGTGATTTTATAAATACAAAATAATGCTTGACTTTCCTATTAAAATGGGGTATAATATGGTTGATACAGTAGGAAAGTATATGGGTAGTAACAACGTTATTTTATTTCCTAAAAATAATATCAGTGCACCTACGGGTGCGCCGATGACCATCGAAGCCTCTATGGAAGAAATAGACCGTAACGTTGATATGATTAAATATTACCATATACAGGAAACGATAGCGAATATCGCTCCGATGATTTTTAATCATTTAGATATCGCTGGTTTTGATATATCTGACGAGGACACGACTACCTTGAAAGATGGAGCGTTTATAGTCGAATCGTTGAGATCATTAATGTGTAAGTACTATGATTTACATCATCCATTTCAAGTTATAGTGGATAATGTATTCGAAATAGATGATGAAGATGAAAATGCATTAAAAATAGTTGATGCACTTGATATATCTTTGAAAAAAAATGATGACAACTAACAGGTGAAATGTGATTATTGTTGATCTGAATCAGGTGATGCTTTCTAATCTACTTATGCAAATTGGTAACCATACCAATGCCGAGCTAGAAGAAAATATGGTTCGCCATATGGTTCTTAATTCTATTCGTTCATATAAAGTAAAGTTTGGCGCTGAATACGGCGAGATTGTTATCGCATGCGATAACACCAACTATTGGCGTAAACAAAAGTTCCCTTATTATAAGGCTAATCGCAAGAAAACTCAAGAGAAGTCTGAGCTTGATTGGAAAAGCATCTTTGAATGCCTTAATAAAATTCGTGCGGAACTAAAAGAATATTTCCCATACAGAGTTATCGATGTTGAATCTGCCGAGGCGGATGACATCATTGGCACTCTCGTTAAAGAATTTGGTGAAGATATGAACACTGGACAAAAGCTTCTTATCCTGTCGGGTGATAAAGATTTTATTCAGCTTCATACGTTTGCTAATGTTAAGCAGTATGATCCTACTCGCAAAAAGTGGATTAATCATAATGATCCAGAACTGTTCCTTAAGGAACATATCATGAAAGGCGATGCTGGAGATGGTGTACCTAACATACTTTCTTCTGATAATTGCTTTGTTGTTGGGGAGCGCCAGAAGCCGCTGACCGCAAAGAAAATGGATCTTTTCATGAAACTTGACCCTTCACAATATGACAGTGTTATTGCAAAGAACTTTCAGCGCAATACACAATTGATTGACCTAAGCTTTACCCCGAAAGAAATTCGTGTTAAGGTGATGGAACAATATAATGCACAGTCGGGACGTGACCGTTCCAAGTTAATGAATTATTTTATCGCAAATAGATTGAAAAATCTTATGGATTCTATTGGAGAGTTTTAATGCAAATCGGTATCGCAGAATTTCTAGAAAAAGTAGGCAAGTTAAAGAAAACCCAGGAAAAGATTGATGCTATCAAGTATAATGATAGTTTGCCACTTCGCATCATTCTTCAGGCCTGTTATGATCCAAAGGTGGTTTGGGAATTGCCTCCGGGTGTTCCTCCATATAAGCCAAATGAATTGGTTGATCAGGAACATGTACTTCTCAAGGATTGCGAAAAGCTCCGTTACTTCATTAAGGGGTTCCACGACAATCTTGCTCAATTGAAGAGAGAAACAATGTTCGTAGAATTCCTTGAACGTGTAGCTCCTGCTGATGCAGAAATGCTCGCGAGTATTAAAGACAAGAAGCCAATCAAGGGTATTACCCTTCAGCATGTAACAGAAGCACTTCCAGGACTTATTGTAGCATGAGCAAGTCGGCAATTACTAAGTTTCGTAAAAATGATTATTATGATGATGAAGAATCATTTGATGTCAAACCTCAGAAAAATAAGAGACAAGAGAAAAGATTTGAACGAGCACTTCGTACAAAAGATATCTCTGCTCTTGTTGAGGATGAAGATGGTTTAGATCCTATTGATATTGAAGATGATATTTACGTAGACCAACTGAATTGGAACAACAGGTAATGCCGACATATCGCTTTCTAAACAATGAAACTGGTGAAGAGTACGAGAACTTTATGGGTATCTCGGCTTTAGATGTTTATTTGAATGAAAATCCAAACATCACGCAGCTAGTTAACGGTGCTCCCCTAATTCACTCTGGTAGAGGTCTAAAGAAACCTGATAGCGGGTTCCGAGACATACTTAAAAAAATTAAGGGTGAAAATAGTCGGGGATTGACTAGGAGCACTGTTAATACTTTTTAAAAAGAAGGACAATATGGAAACGAATAAAAGAATGACAAGAAAAGAAAAAAGAATCCTTCGTCAAACAGATACTAATAAGGCAACATCAGTACCATTACCAGAGAAAACTTTCAAGCTTAAACATATTGAACCACTTACCGAAAACCAAAAACTTTCATTTGAAGCTTACCAAAATGGTAAAAATTTAATGCTCCATGGAATCGCCGGCACAGGTAAAAGTTTTATCTCGTTATATCTTGGTTTAAATCAGATTATGTCAGATAACTCTCAGTATAAAAGAGTTATTATTGTTCGAAGCGTAGTTCCAACAAGAGACATGGGTTTCCTTCCTGGTAATTCTAAAGAGAAAGCCAAGGTATATGAAGCACCATATTATGCTATCTGTACCGAATTATTTGGTCGTGGTGATTCTTATGACTATCTCAAAAGTAAGGGAATAGTTGACTTCATTAGTACATCTTTTATTCGTGGTATAACACTCAATGATTCTATTGTCATCGTTGATGAAATTGCTAACCTTACGGGTCATGAGCTTGACTCTATTATTACTCGTATTGGTAAAAATTGTAAAATTATTTTCTGTGGTGACTTCAGACAGTCTGACTTTACCAGAGATCAAGAGAAAAACGGACTTATGGACTTTATGCGAGTTATCAAGCGTATGAAGTCCTTTGAGTTTATTGATTTTCAAAAGGAAGACATAGTTCGGTCTTCAATGGTAAAGAACTATATCATTGAGAAAGACAAACTAAACCTTGTATTTTAGGTAGCGATGTGAAAAAGTTTAAACATAATTTGGTTTCTTTTACCGAACTTATAACCGAAACCATCGAAGGGCAGAGACACTACGTCCTGCCCGACGGTGCAACTAAGTTAAAATCAGTAACAACCATACTAGGCGAACGTCTGGATAAAACTGGATTACTTGAGTGGAGAAAACGTGTTGGCGAAGAAGAAGCCAATCGTATCTCCACTCAAGCCGCACGTCGTGGTACAGCTATCCATAATATGGCAGAGAAATATTTGCTCAATGAAGATATGACACTAATTTCTTTTAAAGAAATGCCGATTAATGTCGAAACGTTCTGTGGCATCAAATATGTTCTTGATGATCACGTTGATAACATATATGGTATTGAGCTTCCGCTTTACTCGAAAACATTAGGCTGTGCTGGTCGTACTGATCTTGTGGCAGAATACGATGGCGTTTTATCCATCATAGACTTTAAAACATCTCGTAAACCTAAGAAAATGGAATACATTGAGAGTTACCTTTTACAGGCTACCGTATACTCAATGATGTTTGAATGGATTTATAAAATCTCTGTTCCACAAATTGTTATTATTATCGCTGTTGATGACGAAATAACGCCCCAAATCTTTCGACTGGAGCGTTCTCAATATATTAATCGTGTTCTTGAAGTATTTACTGATAAAACCTAGAATGGCACCTCGTGTAGGAGTCGAACCTACGCCCTCAGTTTTGGAGACTGATGTGCTACCGTAACACTTACGAGATATATTTTATTTATCTTCTTCAGTTGCAGTTATAAGAATTTGATCTTCTAAATCATACTGCCATAATGAATTTTTAATATCGATACTATCACATTTTTTACAGTAGTAAGTTGCTTTACTATAACGAGGATTTTTTTTGGGTAAAGGGTCTGCCAGCACATGACACTTTTCACAAACTGGTGGACCTAAACCCATGGTGGTATCCTTAATTTGGCGGAGAGTGTGGGATTCGAACCCACGGAAAACTTTCGCCTTCGCACATTTAGCAAACGTGTGCCTTAAGCCTCTCGGCCAACTCTCCTATTTATATGGTGCTTCCTCTCTGAATCGAACAGAGTCCTCTGGTTCTTCAAACCAGCGTACGCACCAGCTATACCAAGGAAGCGTTATATACGAATTTTAATAAAAGTATATAGTGGTGCCGGAGGTCAGTTTTGAACTGACTTTTGAGACCTTATGAGGATCTTGCGATGCCGAACCGCCCCAACGGCAATATGGTGGGTAGAGATGGATTCGAACCAACTCATCTTAAGAGGAGGATTTACAGTCCCCCGTGCCTCTCCAACTGCACCGTCTACCCATGTTCTTATAAATCTTTCATACGCAGGTCTAAAAACCTACGTGTATCTCTGCGTGTAGTTAGTCCGAGTGTTTCTAGTCGAACAATGAAGTGTGCAATCTCCGAAGGTATAAACTCTCCGATACTTAGTTTACACTTTTTAGCTCTGGGGATTATCTCGTTAACGAGAATCTTGTATCCTTTCATAGCCATATCATGTTGAGCAACAGGCATAGCTAAAATCTCTTCTATCTTTTCAG